AGTTTCAACTACTTTCATAGGTTCTGTTTCATTAAATTCTTCATTAACTGCGCTAGCAATTTGTGCTTCCTGTGTTGTAGGCTTATATCTAAATGCATCAGCAAGTATCTGAGCTAAATATAGCTCTGACTCAGGAGTAATGCCACCTAAACCAGGTCCTCTAGTATATACTGCTCTTAAAGCTACAGGCAACCTAATTACTACACTCTTAATTAGTGATCTTGGATTTGGATCTTCAGTTTTAGGAGCTATATTATGTGATCCTATTTCTTTTAATTCAAGTTTCTCAATATCATCAGCCTCATCATCAGTAGGCATAAACGCAAAAGCAGCTGCTATAAGTTCTGCCATAGCTTGTACACCGGGAGATGGAGCTTCTTCAGTTGTTTCTGCGTCAGTATCAGTTGTTTCAACCTCAGCAATATCTACATCTTCCTCTTGTTCAAAAAGAGTCATAAGCTCTTCCATTATTTTTAAAGTTCTCATTATTTTTTAGCTTTTAGCTGCTGTTTCCAATTTCTTAGCAATTGCCAACGCAGCTGAAGACATTTTTCTCTTAGCCATTTGTAATTGTCTTTTAGTTTTACTTGTAAGCTGTCCTCCAAGAGATTGATCCGGTAAGCTTGCTATAGCATTTATAGCCTCAACTGAATTTTTAAAGTCTTCATTATCCTCAACCCTTAAATGTCCTCCACTTTCTTCAGCAAATTTTAAGAAGTTTTCATATGAAGAACCTACATCGTTAGGTAACGTAACTGTTGCCATTAAATTACCGTCTTTGTCTTTATATTCTACAGTAAAAGGTCCTTCTCCTGGTTTGTTCTCTTCTATCAACTTCAGAAACTTGCTCATGTATATATTTATGGCAATAAAGAGAGTTTTATATTTATATTTGTTAGAAACTCCTTTTCAATTTGCTGAAGTTCGTACCTTCTTAAGAATAATCTAAACTTATAAAACGAAACAGCTGAAGTATCTTTCTTATTAAATGACATATAGTCACGATCATCTAAAAAAGTACTAAAGTCTGCATCATTATATGTAATATTAGTAGGTAAAGCATTAAAAATACGCTTAACTAGAGTATGTTCAATGGATTTACTATTAGTTTTGTAGTAAAACCACTTTTTATTATTAGTTTCCCTACATATTCTTACTAATTCCTTAATAATAAAGTGTACTCCGAGCTTATTCTTATCTTTTCTTGTTAGTTTTAACTCATTTTCATTAATATAGAGTAGATATTCATTAAAAGACCTATCTAAACATTTATTAAAGTTAATAAACTCAAATCCACGTACTAGGTCCCTTACGACCCCCGATTCTAACATTGATAATTCCGTTGTAGTAGTCATCTCGAAGTAATACTTCTTCTTTAAATTGTAATCTAGCCTCGTAATAACTCAACTCCCACTTCGAATCACACCATCTAAGTATTTCAAACTTAAAACTATCCATACCTAACGTTTCAAGGTCCTCATTAAGTCCATTAGATGATGAAGTGTAGGTCTTCCAATCGGTTTCTATTTTTTCATGGCGTTTATTCTTCTTACCCTTCAAAGGAGGACGCTTTCTAATAGATTGACATTGTTTCTTACCAATATATTTCTTATCATTAGTAAGATTAGTTATCTTATAAATGAAACCGTAAGGTAGGTCAGCGTTTTCTTCTAGAACCCCCTCCCAATGACCTAAATCTACCACTTTCTACAAGACCAATACCTAGCTTTTGTTTTTGGACCAGGATTGTCACAATTATGTCTGGCTCTGAAAGATTTACGAGCTTTTGGATTACTCTTACGAATCTTCATAGTCTTTTCACCTCTTCTCTTAGCAGAAGTACCTCCATGTCCAAAGTTTACTTTCCTAACATTACCTGATTTAGGATCCTTAACGTATACTTTAAACTTCTTAACGTCACCTCTCGTAGGTTTGTTAAGCTTTACCTTACGCCCTCTATATTCAGCATCTTCTTCTGGGATTTCACGATAACGTTTAATTTGACGAGCATCTGATTCATCAATGTCTCCTTTATCTAGAGCAGCTTGAATCTTATCATCTTTTTCTCTTGAATCAGGACCTAAACCTCTACCATCTCTACCAACCTTCTCACCACGCTCCTGTTGCGCAAGTAAAGCTAAACCTGTAAGTCCTTTTTTACCCTCATTAACGTATTTTTCCAAGTAGACGTCAACTAAATCATCAAATTCCATAACAGTATTTATGCTTAACAATGGTAATTTAAATAACGTTGTAAAGCTTTAGCATAATGGGTACCTTTATTTTTAAGCTTGCCTTTAGCTCCACGTACTTTACTACATGAAAGCTTACCTAATCTATTTTTAAGTATACCAGGCTTGACAGGCTTATGCACATCCTCTGCATTTTCACTCTTCTTCCAGTTAACACGCTTTGAACTTTTCTTTTTATACATTCTACCTTTAATCTTTTTACATGCCGCTTTAGTAGGTCTACACGCAGGGTAACTACCACCAGATTTTTTAGACTTACGACCACACGGTCCTCCTGTCTTACAATTTACCCATCCTTTAAACTTTTTACCCGTCTTCGGATCGGTACCACCGCGCTTAAACCACTGTCTAAGTGAGTCACTAGCCTCTAATAATTCTTTTTGTGTCATTTCTTTTTCCAAATTTTACCCTTACGACATCTTACTATAGCTCCTGACTTATATGCAGAAGTCTTCTTACCATAAACAGAATCAGCTTTACGTTTACATCTATCTGCTTTCTTTTTTTCAGCATCCTCTTCAGGTAATGTCTCTTCATCCTCACCAGATAAATATAAACCATCTAGACCATCAACTTCTTTCTTTTTCTTCTTTTTCTTACCGCCTACAGTACCAGCCCTTGATACTACCTTACCTAATACTTTAGGTCTCCTGGCGTCTCCCGGTGCATAAGCATCATCATTAGAAGATATTCTACCTGCTGCAGGATCATACACAGCCGCTGTATCTCCTAAAGAGCCACCGTCACCTGCAGTGTTACTCTCAAGTAACTTATGAAAGATTTTCTCGAATTTACCTATTGATTCCATTCTATATATATTTATAATAGATAGATGGAATTGCTAAAGAAGTATATTGAAGAAATTACTAAAGATTTATATTTAGATGATTTCAATATTAAAGAATCTCAAATGAGATTACCAGCTAAGAAGCATTTCTGGGTTGCCCGTTTAATGGATGCAAAGATTAATCGTAACTCTTTTATTAGAAACAAAAAACAACTTAAAAAAGAATTGGTTAAAAAGGTTATTATTGATTCACCAGTAAAGATTAGTCAATCAGCTGCAGAATCTGCTGCAGAAAGACATGATTCAGTTAGTAGGCTTAATGATTCTATATCTGAACAAGATTCTATTATCGAATACTTAGAAAAAGTGGAGAAGATTATGGGTCAAATGCATTGGGAGATTAAAAATATTATTGATATCAATAAAATGGAGCAGCTCTAATGTTAACTTTTGATTATAATACAAGCAATAGAAAGCTGTTAATAAAAACAGAGGATAGTTCTCTGTTTGATAAGATAAGAGAGCATTTTAGTGTTGAAAACGATGGTGCGAGATTTGCTAGATATAGAGGTAGGTTTGCAGCTCGTAGAAAATACGCTATAACTGGTACAGGAGCTTGTGAATTAGGGTTATATTGGGATATAAGACAGTATCTTATTAAAGAACAAATAAAAGTTGATGTTAACATTACTGATAAACTACAAAAAGTATTAGATGTAGGTAGGGATATAGAACTTTATAAGAAATTTACATTAGAGTTAAGAGAATACCAAGAAGAAGTAATTAAGAAAGCCTTAAAAATAGGTAGAGGTACTTGTGTATTAGGTACAGGAGCTGGTAAGACATTAACTACTGCTGCACTTATTGAAAATTACTTTCAAAATTGTCCAGATAAAGATACTTTCAAGTGTATGGTATTAGTACCCGACTTAGGATTAGTATCACAAACGTATGAAGAGTTTAATGATGTAGGTACTACATTTAAAATGACTAAATGGACGGGAAAAAACAAACCAGATCTAACTTCTAATGTTATTATATGTAATATAGGTATTATACAGAGTCAATTTGACAATAATGATTGGTTAAAGTATATAGATCTACTAATAGTTGATGAATGTCATAAGATAAAAGCAACAAACAAGGTTAGTAAGATAGTATCTAAGATCAAAACACATAATAAGTATGGATTCACTGGTACTTTACCAGAAAACAACTTAGATAAGTGGTCAATTATAGGTAAACTAGGACCAGTTATATATGAAAAAACAAGTTATGAGTTAAGATTAGAGGATTATTTGGCTAATGTTAATGTAAAGGTGTTAAACTTAGCGTATAAAGTACCTCCACGTTACCTTTCTGACGATAAATACAGAGAAGAATTAGATTTTATATATGAAAGCT